CGGCCACGAACAAGTACCTGCGCCGGGACTCGATTGAACAAGCGGTTTACCCGACAGGATCATGGTCGTTTACTGCGTGGGTCTATCGGGGCACCGATACGCCAACTGGTAGCACAGCTTATTTGGGCCTGTATGGAGCCACTTATTTTGTCTTTTCGATTAACAGCGAATACACGACTGGCTATGTGCATCGGGTGGGGCAAACTGACGCAGCGAAGGTAGCACAGTCTGCGGACGTAGCTTCGGCTTTGCAAGCGTGGGAGTTCATTGCGGCGCGGTTCGATGCTGGCAGGAACAAGCTAAGTATCAGCGTCAACAACGGGACGCCCGTAGAAGTGACTTGTACGGGCAAAATATCTTGGGTAGACGCAGCACCGACAAACCTTAGAATCGGTAGGCGCGACGATCTCTCCCAAGATGACTCTGTTGATTCCGTTTCGCTTTGGCATCGCGTCTTAACTGACGCCGAAGTAGCATTGCTATACAACAGTGGTAATGGATTGGATTACCCGTTTAGCACTCGTACTAGTTTTATTATGCCATTTTCAGGTTAAACTATTATGGGCAGTTTATCTTTAACAACAGCAAGCAGTTCCCCAGCCGCTATTACTGCCGGTGCTACGAACCTGATCATACAATGCTATGGGGGTGGCGGCGGTGGCGGTGGTAACTTTCCTACGAACGCTCTCGGCGCTGGCGGTGGCGGCGGCGCGGGGGCATTTTCGACCATAACGATTGCCAGTCCTACGACCAGCTATGCCTTTGTTGTTGGCACGGGCGGTACCAAAACCACCAATGGTCCCGGTGGTGCAGGCGCGATGAGTACGTGTGGTACGTGTTTGGCAGCGGGTGGTGCCGGTGGTGGATCGGGCGCTACGGCTGCTGGTGGTACTGGCGGTGCCGGTGGTTCAACAGGCAATAGCACTGGCACTACGACGCGTAAAGGTGGGGATGGTGCTGCTGGTGCTAATAACGGTACGGGCGGTGGTGGTGGAGAAGGGGCAAGCGTGGATGCGGCTGGAGTAAATGCCACGGGAGCGGTACCGGGGTCGGGCGGTGGTACCGGTGGCGACGGCGGCACCGGTGGAGCCAACCATGCAACAGGTGGTGCTGGCGTTAATTTTGGTGGTGCTGGCGGTGGGGCAGGTCACAGAGCGTCGTCAGTGAACATGGCCGGTGGCCTTGGAGCACCAGGGCAAATACTGTTGACATGGACCGATTCAGTAATAAAGACCGTCGAAGGGTTGGCCAAAGGCAGTGTTAAGACACTTAGCGGTGACGTGATAGGGCATACAATGTCAGTTTGGGGAACACGTTAGATGGCTTTAATTGACGAACTCATAGCCCACTGGAAGATGGAAGAGGACGGAACGACTACCCGAGCAGATAGTCACGGTAGCTACCATCTTCCTTACTATACTGGAGGTCCCGGTCGCGTGGCGGGCAAGATCGGGAGTTACGCTGCTGCATTTGATGATGGGGCAAACAATTACTACCTCCGCACTCCATTGGCACCAGCTGAAGCATTTCATCCAACTACGGCTTACACCATTGCTGCGTGGGTAAAGAGGAATGATTTTGGCACAACAGGTACTTGCGGGTATCTAGGTGAATATGGAACGACCATTGGTTTCACTTTTTATGTGTACTGGGATAGCTCACCCGGTGTTTATCGACACATCTCAACGCATGGCCGTGGAGTTGGGGATTACGTATCTACAGAAATTGAATCTGCGTCAACCGACTGGGAATTTGTTGTAATTAGATGGAGTGGATCACAGCTTTTGATTAATGTGAATGCAGGTACTCCGGCAACTGTATCTTGTAATGCTATTGTTTCATGGGCATCAGCAGGAATTACCGACATTCGGTCTGGTCGTCGCACACCTACCGATGAACAGGTGTATGTTGATTCAATGTCGTTCTGGCATCGGTCACTGTCTGATGCAGAAATAACGCAGTTATACAACAATGGCAACGGACTTGACTATCCGTTTGGCATGGCGGTGGGAAGTAAAGCACACATGCCTTTATTTACTAGGGGCTAAAGTCTATGTGGGGCACACACTTATGGGGAGCAGCAATGTGGGGCAGCTCAGGTGAGTTGGCACCCTTCGCTTTGCCCCCGTCGTGTAGGTACTTTGCTGTGCCGTTTGAGGACCGTGTGCAAGAGATAGGTGCTGAAAATCGTTTTCAAGCCATAGCGGCTGAAACGAGAACGTCTAAACCAGTGTGTAGGACTAACTGATATGTCTACTTACGTTAAAGATCCCGACGCAGTATTAGACTATGGATTTGATTGGTCCGACTGGTTACGGACTAATGAGACGATCACGGCATCGACATGGTCGATAGATCCAAGTGATTCTCCAGGTTTGGCCAAGGATAGTGATAGTTTCGACAATACGGCCACAACGGCTTGGCTCAGTGGTGGTGAGGCCGATGAAGAATACGAGGTCACCAACCACATCACGACTTCCGATGGCCGTGAAGATGATCGCAGTCATAAGATTAAAGTGAGGCAACGATAATGCGAACCAAGGGGCCAGCAACGAATAGCGGGATAAATGCTAATCAACTCCAACGTATTAAGACGTTGGAAAATGTCGTGCTGCAAGGTGGGTTGCTCAGTCGTGGGTCGATGATGAGTCGGTTAGGTATGCAATACGGCACCGACCGCGATGTGTATCAGGCGTTAGGCTATCCGCTTAACTTGAGGTATGAAGATTTTGCCACCCGCTATCTTAGGCAAGATATTGCCAAGGCGATCATCAATCGTCCGGTAGAGGCTACATGGCGCGGCCCTGTTGAGATAGTAGAAACCGATGACGAGAAAGTGACTGGACTTGAAAAGGCGTGGCAAGAGTTAAATACCAAACTATCGTTGAAGTCGGCTTTCATACGGTTGGACAAGTTGGCCAGCCTCGGACGGTGGGGTGCTTTGCTGCTTGGCTTTGATGATGCCAGTAGGAGTGAAGATTTGGTAAAACCCGTCAGCTCGGGCAAGCATGAATTGCTGTACGTCAAGCCATTGTCCGAGATTAGTGCGAAAGTCTATAGTTGGGAAGAGAATGCTGCCAGCGAGCGATACGGTCTGCCGTTGGTATACGACGTATCGACGTATAGTCCTAATTCGCAGGGCAATGTATCAGGTGCTGCTGGCATGTCACGACAGATACAGGTTCATAATTCGCGCGTGATACACGTTCCAGGTGAATTGCTTGAAAGTGAAATTGAAGGTACTCCCGTTTTACAGGCCGTTTATAACCGTATGATCGACTTGGAGAAGTTGGTTGGTGCAAGCGCCGAGATGTTTTGGCGCGGTGCGCGTCCTGGCTATCACGGTAAGGTCGCTGAAGGATACACGCTCACGGAAGCTACTAAAACTGACTTGCAAGCACAGATCGATGAGTATGAGAACAACCTTCGGCGCATTCTAGTTAACGAAGGACTTGATCTAACCCCGCTGGCCATGCAAGTTGCGGATCCGCTAAATCACCTAGAGATACAATTACAAATGATAAGTGCCTGTACGGGAATACCGAAACGTATCTTAGTTGGCAGCGAACGTGGCGAATTGGCCAGCAGTGAAGATAAACAGAGTTGGTTGGAGACAATTCAAACTCGCCGTGATGATTATGCTGAGACGCAGATCATACGGCCATTCATTGCCCGATGCGCACAATATGGAGCCTTGCCAAAGCCAAAGAAGACCTATAAAGTTGATTGGTCCGATATATTTGCCGCGTCTGATTTGGATAAGGCGAAGATCGGACAAACTCGGGCTTCGGCGCTGCAGTCATACATGAATAATCCAGCTGCGGAGATTGTTGTGCCGCCGGAAGTGTTCTACGAATATATGCTCGGCCTTGACGAGGATGATATTGAACATATCAAGAAGGTGCATAAGGCGTCTTTGGAAAGTGGTGTAAGTGAGGAATTGAATGCTATACGTGAATCATTGGCGGCCCAACCCGCTGGTGGGGGTGGAAGGCAACCATCGCTAGGAGCACCAGCGGCGGGACACCCAGAACCGGTGGTTCCAACCGTGCAAGAAGAAAATGAGTAATATTACATTTTCAGTTAATGCGGTTACACGATATGATCCAACACGAACGCTAGTGTTGCGCAATAATTTCGCTAGGCGGTTTAGGGTCCAATTTAATGACTTGGCTTTATCCGTCCGCAATGCTATTGTTGACAATGGTATATTGAATACGCAAAATACTCCTGCTGAGAGGGTTGCATTTTTTATGGGGTGGTTTGATCGACAAGTGGGAGCTGGCCCACTCGATTCGTTTTTAGCTCGTCGTATGGGAACTATTGTCACAGAATCTTGGATGAATACTTACATACAATCCGCCTACCAACGAGGTATATTACGCGCTAGACAAGAATTAAGAAATAGTGCGCGTAGAGTGCCTACGATTGATGAATCTGGTGGCATGGCGGTAGTTTTTAACCAACCACAACATTTGAATATGGTTGACTTACTCTATGCTCGTGTTTATAATGAATTACAAGGAGTTTCTGCATTTATGTCACAGCAAGTAAGTCGAGTATTGGCTCAGGCATTGGCTGAGAATCTTAGTAATAGTGCAATAGCTCAATCTCTTACTCAGATAATTGTTGGACCTGCAAGGCAGCGGGCTCAATTGTTAGCTAGGACGGAAATTATCCGGGCATACCACACTGCTGTTGTACAGGAGTACCGGAATTGGGGAGTTGAAGGGGTTCGCGTTGAAGCTGAGTGGGTTACGGCTGATGACGATCGGGTGTGCGGGAAGTGTGAACCCCTAGAAGGTAATGTTTATTCTCTTAATGAGATCGAGGGAATGATACCTCTTCATGTTCAATGTCGTTGTGTAGCCATACCCGTGGCTATTACAAAAAATTAGGAGGATAATATGCCATGGAGCGTAAGTGATGTAGATTCCCACAAGAAGGGTCTATCGGCTCGTGAGAAACGCCAGTGGGTTACAGTGGCCAATTCAGTGTTAGCTAAATGTCTAGCTGATGGTGGCTCGGACAAGATCTGTGCGCCTAAAGCAATACGGCAAGCCAACGGTGTTGCTGGTAATGAAATGGCCGTTCATCAACTTCAGGCTGCCGAATATGTTATACGCAACGAACAGCATCAAGGGCATCCTAACATTGTAGTGCCTATCGTACTAATGGTAGAAGGGGTTCACAGCGGCAGTCATGGTCCACTGTTTCACTCTGCTGAAGAACTTGGCCGTTTCGTGCAAACATGGAATGGCATCCCCGTCGTCATTCAACACCCCGAACGTGAAGGCGTCAACGTCAGTGCCAATTCTCCCGATATCATAGATGAACAAACCGTAGGCCGCATTTATAACGCTTATATGGACGGCCCACGGCTACGCGCTGAAGCCTGGATCGATCTTGCACGCATCACTGAGGTTAGTCCAGAAACTTTGGCCATTATCCAAGCGCAGCGACGGTTGGATGTTAGTGTGGGCGTATTTAGCGAAGATGAACTCACTCCAGGTAACTGGAATGGTGAGGAATATGTCGGCATTGCCCGTGGCCACAGACCGGATCACCTAGCGTTGCTTCCTGGAGGACAGGGGGCTTGTAGTTGGGAAGACGGTTGCGGTGTTCGGGCTAACGCCGAAGAAGGAGGTACAAAGCCCTTGGGCAATAAAGCTGCTGAAAAAGTTGTCGAAGAGGACGATGAAGAGGAAGTTGACGAAATAGAGAACGACGCGACTTGCGCCGGTGGCGACGGCAAGAAGAAGAAAAAGAAAGACGTACAAGCCGACGCCGTGGAAAAGGTTCCAACTCTATTTGAGTTATTCAAAAAGTTGACAACCAACGGTTACACCGTGATGCAAACTAATGCGGAACTGGGGTACCGTGAGCGTATGTCAAAAGTCCAGTCTGTTCTAGACGCTATGGACAACAACGACAAGATGCACTTCCTGCAAGAAGTGTATGATGACACAGTTGTCTATGAAGTCATGACCAGACAGGGCGGTCCGCCCTTGCTTTACAGGCAGACCTACGAGGTAAACGACAAGGGGGAGGTTATGCTCACCGGCGTCGCTACATCTGTCATACGGCAGGTGTCGTTTGTTGTTGCTAACAATCCACAAACCAACTCTGACAAGGGAGGAAAAACGATGCCAGAGGAAAAAAAGAAATGCTGCCCTGAAAAGGTGCAGGCGCTCATAGCGAGCGAGCATGCGCCTTTTGAGGAAGCAGATCGTGAGTGGCTGGAGACATTGGATCAGCCTCAGATTGACAAACTCGTTACAATGGAACGTAACGCAGCCGTCAAGCCTGTGGTTGAACCAGTGACGGAACCAGAGCCAGTCACTAACGAACAGGCCGTCCAGGTGCTGCGTGAGCAGCTGAAGACGCCTGAGCAGTTCATCCAACTGTTGCCGGATGAAATGCGTGAGCAGATGACTTCCGCCCTAACGCTCCACAAGAGTGAGAAGGCGAAGTTGATCGAGACGATCAAGTCTGCTAGCTCATTTACCGACGACGAACTCAAAACCAAGACGATGGCGGAACTCAGCAAGTTGTCCGAAATGGCAAAGCCTCGGGACTACTCGGGGAAGAGCGGTGGTTCGCCGATGAAGACGAACGACGAGGACAACCTGTTGCTCCCGCCGGGAGTCGAATACAAACAGGAAGGAGGTAAGTCGTAATGCCACTGGTACCGAAGACAATTAAGTTGAAAAAGTATCTGGATGTAATCATCGAGAAGACTGCACATGAGACGATTACTCCTGGTATGTTGCTTGCCCTGAACGCTGACGATGAAGTGGCTGTGCATGCTGCTTTGGGTCAGGAAGTTGTGCCGGTCTTGTTTGCTCTGGAAGATGAACTTCAGGGTAAGGAGATCGATGACACCTATGCGTCTGGGCAACCTGTCCAGGTTTGGGTAGCGCAGCGGGGAGAAGTGGTTTTCGCCCTACTTAGCACCGACCAGGACGTACATATTGGCGATCCGTTGAAGTCACATGGTGATGGTTATCTTGAACTTTACCATTTGACTGATAGTGACGCCACGGGGCATCAGAACTCCATCGTAGGTATCGCTCTTGAAGCGATTGATACGAGCGGTAGTCCTGAATCGGCAGTTTCACGCATCAGGGTCATGGTCGCATAAAGGAGGTAGAGACCAATATGGAAAACACAAACATAGATTTCATCGGCCAAGGACGAACGGAGGGTGATGTCGCTGCTCTGTTTGCTTCTCAGGGTCGATTGGATCCAGGCTCGATGCGACCATTTGTTGGACAGGACGGTCGCACCTACGCCACTCTGTATAAGGGTGGCGATCCGAAACTTCCGCAGAGCTACCAGAGCGTTCCCCTTCAGACGAATGGGACGCTTCGGCGGGACGAGTGGAAGCAGTTGGATGACGCCATTCTGGGAATCAGCCGCAACCGACTTGGGGGCATTGATGACCTCGTATCGAACGGCTTAGTGTTCAGCTTAGGCAATGCTATGGGGACTACGGTCCTTGAATATCATGACATCAGTGATGCCATGACGGCAAACCTGAGCATGGACGGCGTGACTCGTGGGCTTGGCGATAGACCGGTCTACACGACCAACTATTTGCCCCTGC